GTGCCGGTGCGTGAGCCAGTCGTGAACTGTTTGATTGACTGAGACATATTCAGCTCGTCGTAGCCGAGGATGCCTTCACCAAACATGCCGTTCTTGAACTGCTTGCTGATAGCTGACACAGGGTTAAAGAGACCTTTCATGCCTTCGATCAACGCAGCGTTAGCGGCTGGGTTAACGGTAGCATAACGAGGCGACATAACCGCAGCGTTCTCGTTCAGCTTTTGCTGCGCTTGCAGCAACACTAAGGAGGTAGCTGGCGTGGTGCCTGGCGTGCCAACAGAGTTACCGATGTATTTGAAGCTGTTAGCAACGTCGGCGTCGATTGAAGACGCGAGCTGCGAAATACGAGGCTTCAGAACACGTTCAGCGAAGTCGTCCAACTGCATCGTGAGTTCGGCGGTCGTGAAGTTCACGCCGATGTGCTTTTGGCTGGAGACAGTGAGCGTGGTGTATTGCTCGTTGTCGTCCTGAACCTGAAGCGCAGCGCCGTCCGTAACCAAAGCGCGGTCAGGAAGACGGATGCGGAGGGTCGAGCCGATCTTAGCGCCTTCAACGGCGAAAGAGTCGTCATACTGACGGTTTACTGTGCGCGTAAGGACAAGATTATTCTCAAGGATTTCCAATGCCTTGCGAGTAATCATGTCGATTGTTAAAATTGAGTTCGACATGGGTGTTACCTACGGTTTTGCGCTTCCCACTTCTTGATCTGACGCTGCCGTTCGGCTTCAATCCATTCTGACGTTGACATCGACTTTGTTGCCCGTGGGTCAGTCGTATCATATCTAGGGCCGGAGCTTGACCGAGTAGCCGTGACAGGAGCAAGAGGCGCTGGCGCAGTTGAAGTGCGTTTCGCTGGAGGATCAGCCGCTAATTTAGCTTCGATCCGACCAATCTCTTTTGCCTGCAAGATAGGCGGTAAATTCGCTATACGATGTGCTTCTCTTGGGTTGGAACCTAAGTGATAGATCACGTCGGGACCAATATCCGAAGCCTGTATCGCTTGAGCCATATAGTCCGTTACAGGAAGATTCGGGTTATACGCGACTTGTTCAAAGTCATCGTATCGACTCCGAGCGTCTTCCTCTCGGTCTTGATATGCCTCAAGAACAGCCGATTGTTGTCGCTCTGCTTCTTTACGCGCTAGAATCTGTTGAGCTTTTTGCTCGGCTAATGCTTCCGCATAAGCTTGAGCGTTCTCAAAATCATCTGGCGCAGGCGGGGTTGCAGACTGAGCCTGTAACTTTGCCTGAAGCTCGGCTAACTCCTGAGCTGCCTTAGCTGCATTAAGCTTCTCTTTGCGAAACCGCTTGTCGATTAGAGCGTCCAACTCTTTTTGAGTGAACATCTTTTCGGGCGGCTGTTCTTCCGGCTTTGTTTCCTCTGGCGCTGGAGCTGCCGTAGCTTCCAACTCTGGCGCGGTGCTTATCTCCGCTGTAGCGAGATCATCGTCGCTCACGCGACCTCCTATCTTCCTAGCTATCCGGCTAGTCGGTAACGTATATATTTACTCGTTTACAGAAACATCGTCAACGGCTTGCTTTTGGATTTTAGCTATAAGCTCAGTAACTTCCACAAAAGGACGTTGACCAAGAGTATTTAGGATATAAGCCCATTCTTGGGGAGTAAGTTCTATTTTCATTACACTTCCAAACTGTTAGCATCAAAAAACATTTGATCTACTTGAGCCTCAGTAAGATTCAATTCAATAGCAATTACACTAATCGCCCTAGAATTACGATCAGCAAAGTTTCCGTATTCCCAGACGTTTTTGAGCGCGGCGTCTCCTGAATCAAGGATAAATTTTTGCGCTTGATCAAATAAATTGTCATTTTGTAAAACAGTCCGCACAGCCCACATAGGGACTTGTTGAGGAACTGGCTGACTCATCATCCAAGGAATAAGTTTTACGCCATTATAATCGACATCAACTTGTGGGGCATAGACAATATCGCCATTAGGACATGTTATTGGGTTAGGGATGCCAGGACATTGTCCCCATAAGCCACCCCAAGTCTCAATAATGTCACCCGCGCTATTGACGAGTTTATATCCTACTTGTTCCATATTACATTCCCAACATTGGCATATTACCGCCAGAGATAGATGGTAAAGGAGTATATGTTATTGTAATTATGCCCTGAATACCTGCGCCTGATGTAGCGGTATATCCAGAAGGGTATACATAACAACCACCACCGCCGCCGCCATAATTTCCCCCTGAACCCGCCGTTCTATTTGCGCTGCTTTGATACCAAACACCGCCGCCGCCGCCGCCAGATCCATGAGACGCGTCCCATTCAGTGCCATTACCCCCATTACCGCCATTTGTTGTTGTGCTACCAGAACCGGCAGACCCGCCAGAACCGGCGTCTCCAGACCCGCCGTTTGTTCCTACAGAACCTGAACCATTAACGCCGTTGTTCCCCGCGCCATTTGATCCTGCCGCGCCGCCGCCGCCTGTTCCACTTGCGGAGCTGCTGCCCGATGTTGTGCCACCTGCGCCGCCAGAATTATTTGACGATCCTACGCCAGAAGATCCAACACCGCCAGCACCGCCATTAATTGATGTTGTGCCGCCTGACGCTGACCCTGCGCCGCCGCCTTTAGAACCAACGCTAGACGCAGCTAAATTAGCACCATTAAACCAGCCATCGCCGCCCGCGTTGCCGCCAACAGAGCCGCTTGTCGAAGATACCGCAGAACCACCAGAAGCTACTTGATAAGTTGCGGTAGCTCCTAACGAAACATTTGTTGTTTTATTCCACGCCCCGCCGCCGCCGCCAGATGCCATATAGTTTCCAGATTGCGCGCCGCCGCTTCCACCACCGCCAAGTGTTTCTATTGTATTTGTATTATTCCAATCACCAGGACGCGTATATGTTTGCGTCGAGCCTGGACTACCCGTTAAAAATACAAGTGTAGCAAATTCATAGCTAATAAGTTCGCCCATCCAAGGTTGCCACGATGGAGTAGGTAAATCCCAAAGCGGTCGTTCGTGCTTTAGTGTTCCGCAAGATATAGCCCAAATAAAAGCGTCGAAATCATATCGGTCTTGAAAAACACCTTTCCAAAGGATTACGCCGTCATTCGACTTAGCTTTAACGATGAAATAAGTGCGAATGACATCATTACCCATTTGATCTTTAGGTAATGATATTGACGGAGTTCGCCACTCGACATCAGGAACAGGTTTTAATATTCTAGTCCTATTTATCATGTCCACGGGCCACTGATGCTATAAGTGGAAATGCTATTTGTCCTACGGATAGAAATAACCCACCAAGTGCTGTTTGTCGTAGCGTAAGTATTGCCACCTACACCCGTCCCCGCTGTTTTAAATCCGCTAAACGTAATTGTGCCCGAAGATGCACCGTTAATTACAAGGACATCAATAGCGCAATCTGAACCAGGAGCTGCAAGAGTAAATGCGCCGCCGTTTGTTAAATACTGATAGTTTCCATTGGCAGGATCAGGAGTTGTAGTTCCTGAAGACACAGTGCCGATACTATATGGAGTGACTGTAAAACCTTTAGTAATCGTGGCGGTATTGCCCGTCGTCAACACAGTAGATGACGTTGAAGGGAACGTCATGGTAGTGTTATCAGTGCCTGCAAGTGTAAGCGTATTGTTGATCGTTACTGTTTTATTATCAGCAATCGTCAGCGTCGCCGCAGTAGCTGGCGCAGTAATAGCAACTTTGTTGATGCTCGTAGCAGATGCAACACCGAGCGTTGGTGTAACAAGTGTTGGACTTGTAGAAAACACAAGGTTGGTGCTTGTCGTTCCTGTAGCGCCAGTAGCAGAATAGCCAGTTATATTATTGAAAGCTGTGATGCTGGCTGATGACGCATTTGTGCCACCATTAGCTACGGGCAATACGCCTGAAACGTGAGTCGTAAGACCAATTTTACCATATGACGGCGCTATACCCACGCCGCCAGAGATTAAAGCATTACCTGTTGCTACATCAGCCAAAGAAGCTAATGCAGAAGCGCTTGAAGCAAATACTAAATCGCCGGTTGTATAGCTCGTTAAGCCTGTGCCGCCATTTGCTACAGGTAAAGTTCCTGTTGCTTGATTGACTGGAATACTTGTGCAATTTGTCAGCGCGCCGCTTGATGGTGTGCCTAATGCGCCGCCATTGACGACGAAAGCTCCCGCCGATCCTGTATTAACACCAAGAGCCGTAACGACACCTGTGCCTGTTGTAATAGTCGAAGGTGCAACGCCAGCCCCGCCGCCAACAACGAGAGCGCTGGCCGCAAGAGCCGCTGAAGATGCTAATGTGCCTGTTGCGCTATAGTAAAGAACGCCGCCTGACGTTCCCGATCCTAACCCTGTGCCGCCTTGAGCAACTGCTAAATATCCGCTGCCGTTAAGAACAGCGACGCCACTTGCGCTGTTTGTATTATTGCCAAGAGCCGTAAGAACACCCGTGCCTGTGGTCGTGCCGGATAGCGTATTTGTGCCGCTATAATAGGTGATTTGGCCGACAGTGCCGGTGTTGATCGTGCCTGCCGCAGCCGCAGCCCATGTGGTGTTACCAGAGCCATCAGTTTGCAGGAAGTAATTAGCTGAACCGCCAGAGGTCGGAAGCGTCAACGACCAATCAGCGGCATTAGCGCCAGATTTAACGCTGACTTTAAACGCACTAGACGCATTATAGAGACTGAATACGCCAGTCGTTGTAGATGCTACGCCAAGACCAAGTGTGTACGTTGTCTTATCGTAAGTAAACGCTGCCGCACCGCCAAAGGTAGCAGAATCATTAAACTGAACTTGCGTGTTAGAACCGCCAGGTGAGCCACCGCCACCACCGCCGCCTGCCGCCCATGAAAGCTGACCAAGGTTGTCGGTCTGGAGATAATAGCCATTAACAGGCGCAGCCGCTGGAAGTGTGAGTGTATATGCTGCCGCTGTAGAGTTAGAAGATTGCAACGTGACAGCTTTAGATCCAGCCGTTGTGTTGGCAAGAACGAGCGATCCGCGTGTGGTTGATTGCGTGCCGAGCGTAACGGCAGAAGTGAAGGTCGGGCTGGTCGCAAATACTAGAGGCCCAGATCCCGTTTCATCCGTGACAGCCGATGCGAGATTCGCCGATGATGGCGTCGCCAAGAACGTCGCAACACCTGTGCCAAGGCCGCTAACGCCTGTGCTAATAGGTAATCCCGTTGCATTAATCAGAGTTCCAGATGATGGCGTGCCGAGCGCGCCGCCATTTACAACAAAAGCACCCGCCGAACCGACATTGACGCCTAAAGCCGTAGCGACGCCCGTGCCGAATGACGTGATACCCGTGCCACCATTAGCAACAGCCAGCGTGCCAGCCATCGTAATCGTGCCAGATGTTGTGACCGGGCCACCCGAGAACGAGAGACCCGTAGAACCGCCGCTGACATCAACACTGGTTACAGTGCCAAGTGGATTAGACGCCCATGACGTGTTTGTGCCGTCAGTTGTAAGATATTTACCGTTATTGCCAGTTTGACTTGGCGCAAGCGCATTAAACGCGGCGTTAGCCGTCGTTTGACCTGTGCCGCCATTAGCAATAGCAACAGTGCCAGTAAGACCGCTTGACGGAAAGCCTGTGCAGTTCGTTAAAACGCCAGCCGA